CGAGCCTGTACGACGACCTGGAGGCAATTAAAGAGGACTTTATAACAGCTTACAGGGAGGCTTAAAAAAATGTATGATTATATACCACAGGAACTAAAGCAGCTACGCCAGTGGGTAACCTGGGGCAAGCGTGGCAACGATAATAAAAAGATACCCTGGAACCCAAGAACAGGCTACGGGGCTAAGGCAGACGATCCCAGCACCTGGAGCGACTACGAGACAGCTTTAGAGGCCGTAAGGCGTGGAGACTATGAGGGCTTAGGCTTTGAGTTTGCTAATGGCATTGTAGGCATAGACTTAGACCACGTTATAGAAAACGGCAACTTAAAAGCAGAGGCTATAGACATTGTGGCTACTATGAACAGCTACACAGAGTACAGCCCAAGTAAGACAGGCCTGCATATACTTTGCTATGGCACTATGCCAGGGAAAAATAACCGCAAACACAAAGACCACGGCGTTATAGTTGAAATGTACGAGAGCGGGCGTTATTTTCGCTTTAGCGGTGAAATATACGGCCAGCCTAAGAATATAGAGAAACGCCAGGCAGAGCTTAATACAGTTTATAGCAAGTATTTAGCAGACCAGGAAAAGCCACAGCAGGTTACACGGCCACAGGCTAATTATTTGCCAAGCGACATAGAAATATTAAACCGTATGTTTCAGTATAACCCAGAGGCAAAAGACCTATATAACGGGGATATGAGCCACTACGACAACGACCACAGCAGGGCAGACCTGGCTTTAGTATCTTATCTTTGGTACTGGACTAACGGGGACGTAGAGAAAACCGACGCACTTTTTAGAAATAGTGCCCTTATGCGTGATAAATGGGAAAATAGAGCAGACTACAGAGCCAGGACAATAGAGAAAGCCCAGGCAAGCGTACAGCTAAGACCTGCATATAACACTTACGCACCACAGCAAAGCACGCCACCAGAGCCCCAAAAAACGCCAAAAAGCGACATAAAAGAGGCAGACGTATTAGAGGCTGGCAACCTTGCAAACTACCTTAAAAACGGCCTTAAAAACGACCTACAGGCATTTAGAAACTATAAAGATCGTAAGACAGGCTTTAAAAACTTTGACGATCTAAGCGGGGGCTTATATCCTGGCTTGTATGTACTTGGTGCTATTAGTAGCTTAGGTAAAACAACCTTTATACACCAGGTAGCCGACCAGATCGTAGAGCGAGACCCTAACGAGCATATTTTATATTTTAGCCTTGAACAGTCCAGGCTTGAAATGCTTACAAAGAGCATAGCCAGGAAAACCGCACAGCTGGAGGGCGTAGAGAACGCTATAAGCTCTATAGCCCTGCGTTGTGGCAATATTAAGGACTGGCAACAGGGCGGGCTTGCTAAAGCTTATGAGGCATACGAAAAGGTAGCCGACAGGGTAACTATAGTAGAGTGCAATTTTAATACAGACATAGACTTTATTAGAAAGACAACAGAGCAATATATAAAGCTTAAGGGCGTTAGGCCTATTGTTATCGTGGATTATTTGCAGATCATACCCGCAAGGAATGACCGCCAGACGGATAAACAGAAAACAGACGACATAATAAGAGGCCTTAAAAAAATGCAAAGTGACAATAAATTAGTATGCTTTGTAATAAGTGCCCTTAACCGTAGCAACTACCTTGCACCTGTAGACTTTGAGAGCTTTAAAGAAAGTGGAGGCATAGAGTATACAGCCGACGTAGTTTTAGGCCTACAGCTTGAAGTATTAAACGACGAGATTTTTACAAAGGCTAACAAGCTTATAGAGCAAAGGGCAAAGGTAAAAGAGGCAAAGAACGAAACGCCACGCCGTATAGAGTTAGTATGTTTAAAAAACCGTTACGGCCAAAGTAGCTATAGCTGTACTTTTGAATACTACCCAGCCTGTGACTTATTTGTAGAGGCTTAAAGGCAATAAAGACACCTTGCAAAATAAACAGGGTGCTTTTATTTTTATTAAATATGTAAACAAATAACATTATAATAAAGTAAAAATGTTGCCATATAAACACGAAAGTAGTATACTATAGTAAAGTAGGTTACTTGTATATATATAAGCAAGTAACTAAAATTTAAACGTTATATGTAAACATTATTATAATGTTATATGTAAACATTATTAAAGATATACAAAGTAAGGAGGTAACGCCTAAGTGAATATTTTACAAAGACTGTTTAGACCTAAGGCCAGGGAATACACCAGGGCAGAGGTTATAGACAATAACCCTATTATTTTTACAGCCTGGAACGGCGGGGCGTACGCTAACGACATTTACAGGGGAGCAGTAGACGCTATAGCCCGTAACGCTGGAAAGCTTAAGGGTTCTCATATTGTGAAATACGGCGACATTAAAAAAGCAGGGGACGACGGCAGACTAAATAGGCTTTTGCAGGTACAGCCTAACGCCTATATGAACGCCTACGACATGCTTTATAAGCTTACTACCCACTACTATTTATATAATAACGCCTTTGCGTACTTACATAGAGACGATACGGGCAACGTAGTTGCTATTTACCCTATTACATGCACCCAGGCAGACTTTATAGCAGACCAGAGGGGCGAGCTATATATTACTTTTAGATTCAAAAACGGCAACGCTTATACATTGCCTTACTGTGATATAGTCCACCTAAAGCGAAATTTTAACAGCGACGAGCTTTTAGGAGACGATAACGGGGCAATTTTGCCAGCCCTGGAGCTTGCACACACGCAGAACGAGGGCATAGTAAACGGCATTAAAAGCAGTGCCAATATTAGGGGCTTGCTTAAGTTTACCCAGATCATGGCACCCGAAAAGCTACAGGAGGCTAAAGACGCCTTTATTAGCGATTATTTGAGCATTAACAATAGCGGGGGAGTAGTTGCTACCGACCAAAAAATGGAATATACGCCTATTACTGTAAGCCCTGCAACGATTGACGCAGAACAGCTTAAAACAGTACAAAGCAAAATTTATAACTACCTGGGAGTTAGTGAGCATATCGTAAACAATACATACAATGAGGACGAGTGGGGGGCATTTTACGAGGGAACTCTAGAGCCCCTGGCCGTACAGTTTAGCCTGGAATTTACCCGTAAAATTTTCACAGATAGAGAACAGGCTTTCGGTAACTCTATTGTGTTTGACAGTGGCCGACTTATCTATAGTAGCAACAAAACTAAGCTAGATCTTATTAAGGAGCTTATGCCATACGGAGTTATTAGCGTAAACCAGGCCTTAGAAATTCTAAATTTGCCACCTGTAGAGGACGGCGACAAGAGGCTACAAACTCTAAACGTGGTAGACGCCACAAAAGCCAACAAGTACCAGCTTAACGAGAATGAAGAGGGCGACAGCGGGGCTAACAATGAGTAACTATTATTACACGAAAAAAAAGCGAACTATGGGCGGGTTTTATCATATTTGCCCGCACTGTGGGGCTAGTTTAGACCCTGGCGAGCGTTGCGACTGCCTGGAAGAAAGAGCAGAGCAGAAAAAGAGCCAGGAAACGCCAAAGAAAGAAAAGAGGGCGAGCTAATGAAAGAAATTAGAACAGCGGAGATAAGAGCCCAGGCACCAACGGCAGAGGGTGCTAACGGCCTTATTATAGAGGGCGTGGCTATTGTGTTTGACACGCCTACAACGATACACGACCCAGCAGGGGACTATATCGAAGTAATTAAAAGGGGAGCACTGGACAAAGCAGATCTTAGCGACAGCAGGCTACTTTATAACCATGACTTTAGCAGGGTGCCACTGGCCAGAACTCCTAAGACTATGCAATTTGAAGTAACCCAGGCAGGGTTACAGCTTAGGGCAGAGTTACCAAACACAGAAGAGGCTAAAACAGTCCACGAGGCGGTAAGGCGTGGAGACCTAACGGGCATGAGCTTTGCTTTTACGGTGCCTAAAGGTGGCGACAGTTACGACCCAGCTACTAACACCCGTACTATTAACCGTATAGAAAAGGTTTACGAGGTTAGCGTAGTACCTTACCCAGCCTATGCTACTACAAGCGTGGAGGCCAGAGCCGAACGCCAGGAACGCATAGCGAACTACAAAGCGTTACAGAGTGCAAAAATTCTTTGTAACAAAATACTACTTAATGGAGGTAAATAAAAATGAACTTTAAAACAGTTGCAGAGGCTTTTAACTATTATAGAAATTTTTCAATTGCAGACATTGAAAAGAGAGCCCAGGAAATCAAGGGAACAATCGAAACAGACCCTAACGTAGATATTAAGGCTCTTAATATCGAACTTACAGGCCTAGCACAGGCAAAGGAAAACGCACAGGAAAAGGAAACACAGACAGACCCAGAAGAAAGATCTTTTAACCCTATTACTGGTGCTAACTTTGGAGCGGGAAGTTATGAGGCTACACAGGGCGACGTATACGCCAGCAAAGAGTATAGAAGTGCGTTCTACAAGTCTTTAATGGGTAAAGAACTTAACGCAGTAGAAAAGCAGACTTTAAACCGTGCTATCGAAATGGAAAAGAGAGCAGACGCTTACACTACAAGCGGTAATACTCCTGTACTTATTCCTACTACTACCCTTAACGAAATCATTAGCAAGGCTAGAGCAGAGGGGGGCGTTATTGGCATTGCAAGAGCATTTAACATGCCTACAAAGATCGCTATTCCTGTGGCTACTCCAAGCTCTAAGGCGTCATGGAATACAGAAGGGCAGGCAGTAGACAGCGAAAAGCCAACTATTGCACAGGTTACTTTTGACGCCTACGAAATTATTAAAGTATTTAGCATTAGTGCTAAGGTGCGTACTATGAGTATTGACGCTTTCGAGGCTTATTTAGCCGACGAGTTACAGCGTTGCGTATTTGAAACTATCGCAGATAGCCTTATTAACGGTACAGGCACTAACCAGGGTACAGGCCTAGAAAACGGCGTAACATGGGACACTACAAACAGCGTAACAGCTACAAAGGCTAAGGGCATTACATATAAGGACGTAGTAGCTACTGTGGCTAAGCTAAAGAGAGGCTACAGCCGTGGGGCTAAGTGGGTGCTTAATAACGCTACGCTATATAACGCTTTTTACGGCATGGTAGACGATAACGGCAAGCCTATTTTCATTGCAGACCCTAAGGACGACACAGTAGGCCGTATTTTAGGCTTTGACGTTGTAGTAGACGACTACGTAGCTGATAACGTTTGTTACTTTGGTAACTTTAGTTACTTAGGTTACAACCTGGCTAACGGCATTGCAGTAGAAAGCTCTACACAGTCAAGCTTTAAGAGTGGCAAGGTTGACTATAGAGGCATGGCTATTGCTGATACGCAGGTTATCGTACCAGAGGCATTTATTAAGCTTAGCGTAGCTGCTGCCTAAGCAAGAGGAGGCTAAAGTATGCTAACAATAGAAAAGGCCAGGGAATGGCTAAGACTGGACAACAGCGACAACGACGCCATTATTAGCGGGCTTATGGACAGTGCTGTAGAGTATATTACTCTTACTACAGGCCTAAGCGAGGCAGACCAGGAAAATAGCACTTTAGCCGAAACAGCCCAGAAATTTCTACTTACGCTGTGGTATGACCCGCAGACAGCGGAAACAGACCGCCTACAGCGAACTATTGATAATTTGCTTAAGGCTATCACGACTACGCAGTTAGGTAATACTACGAACGGAGGCTAATTCTTATGAAAGACTATGCAAAAGGGTTTTATACAAGTAAAGCCTGGCGGGACACACAAAAGGCCTACATGCTTAGTAAACACTATGTATGTGAGAGGTGCGGGCGTCCTGCCTGCATAGTCCACCATAAGACCTATATAACGCCTAATAACATTACAGACCCTAATATAACGCTTAACTGGGATAACTTAGAGGCATTGTGTGCCACATGCCACCAGAACGAGCATTTTATTACAGGACAGGTAACAGCTAAAGGCGTGGGCTTTGATGAAAAGGGCAACTTAATAAAGCTGTAGCAAGTAATTGCTATAGCCGTGCGTTATAGGTACTTACAGAAATGTATTACATGCAAACCAAACTTATAAAGGCTGTGCTTTACAGGGTGTGCAGTCTTGCGGTAGCGTCTCACCGTTAAACGGTTCATAGGCAAGCATATAAAAGCTAGTCGGTTATTTCCGTTATCCCCTAATATCCGTTAAACCGGCAAAGCTTGGGTATTTGTAACGTACAGCTATGGCAATTAATACCCCCCAGGGCAGAAAATAAAGAAAGCCTGGCCGTTACCAGGAGCCAACCTTAGAAAACCTCTACAGGGTTTATATAGGGAGGGGGGTTACTAATAATAATGTAAACAAATAAACAAAGTTAGGAGGTTATAGCGTGGACTTTGACAAAGATAAAGTTATTAACGCAGAAATGCGTAAACTTAAAAAGCTTATAAAGACTGTGCCAGCAGACAAAACCACTATAGCTAATAGCCTTGTGACTGAATTAGCTTTTATGGCTGGAACCCTGGCCGAACTACGCAAGCATATCAACGACGAGGGAGCTATAGAGCACTTTAAACAGGGCAAACAAGAGTTTTTTAGAGAAAGCCCAGCACTAAAAAGCTACAACATGACTATTAACCGTTACGGCCAAATATACAAGCAGCTTAACGATCTTATGCCAAAAGCAGACCCTAAAGCCCAGGAAAGCGAGCTTTTAGACTTTCTAAATGAGGGCTAATACATGAACTATATAACAGAGTATGTAAAGCAGATCGAGGCGGGCAAGATCATTACCAGCCAGAGGGTTTATAAGCAATATAAAAAGCTTGCAGAGGAAATAGCAAACCCTGGGCAATATATTTTTGACGAGAAAAAGGCTAACAGGCCTATAGAGTTTATAGGGCGTTTTTGTGCGCATTAGACCGCTATGACGGCTATCGCAGCATCAAGTACAGCTTTGAGTGCTATTGCCACATCGAACACAGCTTTAGACGCACTTTATGCAAAGAAAAAACGCATGAGTGGTGCCAGCGAAAGCCTGTCCGGCAAGTTTATTATCCTCGAGATCAGCAGCAGCAACGCTTTCGACGTGTCCAGATACGGATACGCTACGCTGTCGGACGGCAGTCAGCCCGATTGGGGCAATTATCTTGGTAAATATGCCTTCTTCAAGCAGTATAAGATGATTGCGACCTTCATGCGAAATGACACTGACAGGGATGACTGGATCGACTATTTTCAGGTCAGCTGATTTGGTGCGAGAAGGCAAAAAAACGCCGCCCGGATGGGCGGCGGGCAGTCAGTGGTCCCGATAGTGAGACCCGCACTGGACGATCTGGATCACGTCGTTTTCAATGCGGTAGACGATGCGGTTGGCGTCGTCGATCCGGCGGCTCCAATAGGAGGAGCCACCGGCGGCGCCGTGCATGAGGTGCCCTGCGATGATCAAAGCCTGGACGGATGAAGCCTGGGAGGACTTCACCTACTGGACCCGGCAGGATCGGACGTATGCCACAGCGGATTATGGAAGCAGGAATATTCACCTGTGTGACAGGCAACTCCCTGCTGCTCTACCTTTACGAGCAGCGCGTCACCGT